TAAGGATAAGTCCTTTGGCGAGTTCTATAAGGCTCTAATAGCCCTTATATTGATAATAACGCTAATCTTATTCTTTTGGAGACGTAAATAATATGGCAAAAGCAGCAAAAAGCGTAAACGTATCGGCTAACCCGTTACCTATTACATTCAAAGAATTTAGTAAAAACCCTGTTGTTGGTATGCTATTTTTATGTATCTGTGGCATTAGTTATTTGTATATAGACAACGCAAAGCGTAACGAAAAGCAAGACGAAAAGATAGGGAGCTTGTATGAAATGGTGCGTAAAAGTGATAGCAGCAACGCAGCAAGTACGGCTCGTTTAGAAATGGCAGTAGACTTAAAGGCTTTAAAAAAGTTTAAGTAAATGCGTTATTTGATATTGGTAGCATTAATAGGTTGCGGAGTTAAACAAGACACGCAATTAGAAACGCTTAAAAATAAAGTAGAACAAAGCCAGATGCAGAGTGTAGAGGTGCAAGGGGTGGCAGCTCAGGATAATAAAAAGGTAATTACTAAGACAGTAAAAACAATAGTTACCTTAAAGGAAACAGTAAAAGAATTAAAAACAGAACTAAATGAAGTTAAGGCTAAATTGGATTCTGCTAATTCTGTCGATACTAATAGCACCAAGTTTCAGCTTCGCCCAATACGTTAAAAAGATAGGCGGCGAGGACAAGATTGTTATTAGCCGGTCAGAAGGCGAGAAGATTAACAACTCTTTTGATAGCCTAACTAATTTAGTAAGCTACCAGAACACCCGTATAGATAGCTTATTAAGAGCTAACATTAAGACAAGAGATAGCCTACGCATTGACTTACTTACCTTAAAAGATACTTTAACACAACGCAATAAAATTGCGATTGATACGTTAATCGATTATCGAAACAGGTACTATAAAAATATAGCAATTTACGAGCAGTATGAAAAAGCGGTGCAGTTTGAAATAAAACTACACAGGCTTAACTCTGTTCTGTTTGCTATGCTAACTTTATTTTTATACTCACAAATAAATTAAAATGCAATTAAACGACAGAGGCAAAGACCTAATCAAATTATTCGAAGGCTGCAAATTAGTAGCTTACAAATGCAGCGCAGCAAAAGATACTATCGGCTATGGCAATACCTTTTATGAAGACGGAACACCTGTAAAGCCAGGAGATAAGATTACGCAACAAAGAGCAAATGAGTTATTTGAAATCATAGCTAAGGACTTTGCTGATAGAGTAAAGCCATTAGTTAGGAGTATAGTTACACCTAATCAGTTCGCAGCACTTACAAGCTTTGCCTATAACGCAGGTATCGGTAACCTTAGAAGCTCTACTTTATTAAGAAAAGTAAACGCTAACCCTAACGACCCTACAATAGCTCAGGAGTTTGCTAAATGGAATAAGGCTGGGGGCAAAGTATTAGCAGGACTTACCAGACGCAGAGATGCAGAATCTAAATTATACTTCACACCTTAAATTAAAAATATGAAATGGTTAGCCAACTTATTAGCAGACGAGAGAGGTAGCGTATCTACAAAGCGTGTTATTGCTTTACTATCGGCTTTATTTATTTGTGTTACCTTATTAGCTAATAGCTTTACGCATCAAGAGATTGCCCCTTCGGATAAACTTGTAGATGCCGTTATGGTTATTTGCATAGCTGCGATGGGTACTACTACAATAGATAAATTCAGCCAAAAATAAAAAATGCTAAAATCAAAACGCAAACGACTATTCTTTGACATCGAAACCTCGCCAAACGTTGGCTTTTTCTGGTCTGCCGGATATAAACTTAATGTAACTGCGGATAGCATAATTCAAGAACGTGCTATCATTTGCATCTGCTATAAGTGGGAAGACGAAAAAGAGGTTTACCATTTACAATGGGATAGCAAACAGAACGACAAACGAATGCTACAAAGTTTTATAGAAGTAGCAAACACCGCAACGGAGTTAGTAGGACACAACGGAGACAAGTTCGACTTAGCGTGGATAAGAACACGCTGCTTGTTTCACGGCATTGAGATGTTTCCTAAGTACGTTACTATTGACACGTTAAAGGTAGCTCGTCAAAAGTTTAGATTTAATAGCAACAAGCTTAATTACATAGCTGACTATTTAGGCATCGGCACTAAGATTAAAACAGAATATAGTTTATGGAAGGACATAGTTCTGCATAAGGATAAAGTGGCTATGGCTAAAATGATTAAGTACTGCCAGAAGGATGTGGTTTTATTAGAGCAGGTGTTTAACGCACTTAAAAACCATATAGAACCGAAAACACATTACGGAGTTATATTCGGTCAGGATAGAGGCACTTGCCCTGAGTGTGGCAGCGATGAGATAACAATACAAATGAGGCGCACAACCGCAACAGGAGTAAAGAAGATTTTATATAAGTGTAAGACTTGTTTTAAGATACATAGCAAAACCGACAAATAAAATGGATAGCAAAATATTAGCAGCAGTTATAGAAGATATGCGTAGCCGGGAGCAAGTAGGCAAAGTTAAATACGGAACTACAATGGATAGAGAAGATTTAACAACAGGTCAATGGATAACGCATTTGAAACAAGAACTGCAAGATGCGATTCTTTACCTCACTAAACTTGAACAAATACATAATGCGCCTCAAAAAGATATTTAGCTTTGGTAATATCTTAGACCGAGAAACCTACGAGCAACTTAGGGAACTAGACTATAACAACCCAAACTTTAAGGGTTGCGGAGATGAGTTTCAGTTCAACCGGGAGTGGTGGATTATGCTTGATGAAGGCGAGATAGTAGCTTATTGTGGCTCAATTTATTCCAAAGGCATCTGCATATTTAACAGAGCTTGGGTTAAAAAATCACATAGAGGGCAGGGCATACAAAGACGAATGATTAAGACCCGGCTCAAAGCTGCATCTACTTTTTGCCACATAGCTATCACTTACACAACCTTAGACAATTTCCCTTCCGCTAATAACCTTATTAATTGCGGGTTTAGACTATACCTGCCGGAGTATTCATACGGGGGTTCTGACAAACTTTACTTCCAGAAGCTGCTATAAAAGGTAGTATTTTTACTACTTTTGGCTGCATTTTACTTCCGACTTTGTCAAGTTATACCTTTACTTTATTACATTTTTAGTCAAGTTTTAGCTTTACTTTGTACGTTTCTATGTACAAATGCAACAATGTTGCAAAAATAATTGTAAAATATTTTAATACTTTTGCACTTTGTATTGTTAATTGTAGTAGATTTGTGCAAACAAAACACAAATGACACATTTAACCACGCACCAGAAGTTGCAATTCGAGAGATTTGGCAACATCTTACTGCAAGACGGGAGCAGTACACAAAACCCGCATGACCCTCGCTTACTGCCTGAAAATTACGATTACGAGGATGAGGACTACACCTTTAATCGCTGGGCAGAATATCAGTTTAACCTAAAAATGCAAGAGTATGAAAATTGATTTTGTAAAAGAAACCAAGCCAGACGGCACTATATTCTACTACACTTTGCTAGATAATAAATATGATGGGGCAAGTATGTTTTTAGAATATTCACAGGCTTATGAATACTTTGTGAGCCTTAAAAAAAGACAAGAGCCTATCATAGAAATTTTAGAACATTATACAATCCAATAACAATGAACAGAGAATTTTTACCATATCAAGAATCATTAGAGCTTAAAGAATTAGGATTTAACGAGAAGTGCGCTGCACATTATTTAGATGAAGATGATTTAGAATTAAAATGGAAGATTTATAGAAATCTATCTATTAATATGACCTATTTAGTACAAGCACCTTTATTCCAACAAGCGTTTAGATTTTTTAGAGACAAGTTTAACTTCCGTTATTCAATAGGCAACACAAATGTATCTGTTGTTCACTATGGCACAACGCAGTTACTACAAGACAATGCTACCTATGAAGATGCAGAACTTGCTACTATTAGATTTTTTATTGAAAAAGCTAAACAACAAATTAATTAATTTATACAAAACCAATAACAATGAGCCTAATTAAAATTCAACAGGAATTAAAAGCACCTAAGAACCAATTTAACGCTTTTGCTAAATACAAATACCGAAGTGCAGAAGATATTATCGAAGCTGCAAAACCAATCTGCCATAAATATGGCTACGCTTTAATGTTAAGCGATGAGGTTATAGAAGTAGGTGGCCGGGTATATGTAAAGGCTACGGCTTGTCTATCTAACGGAGAAGATAATATTACCTGCACAGGACTTGCTCGTGAAGAAGAAAATAAAAAGGGAATGGACGCTTCGCAGATTACAGGTGCAGCTAGTAGCTATGCCAGGAAGTACGCCCTTAACGGACTCTTTGCCATAGACGATACCAAAGATGCAGACGCTACCAATGAGCATAAAGACGAGGTAAGCGAAGGTCAAAAAGCGTTCTTAATTGAGCAGCTAGATAAAACTAAATTTACCGAAGACCAGAAGATAAAGGCTGCCATAAAAATCAATGCCATCAAGACCTTAGATGAATTTAACAAGATTAAAGAAACCATAAAGAAAAGCTAATGAGAACCGCTATACAAGAGTTAATTGAATGGACTAATCAATATGAAGGGAAAATGATTTCAGCAGACCAAGTTATATTGAAGGCATATAAAATGCTTGAAAAAGAAAAAGAGCAGATAATACAAGCAAGAATTGATGGAGACGAAAACTACTCTTTAATTGGTGGTAAGCGTTACGAATACGCAGAACAATATTACAATGAAACCTATAACCAAAACGAAAGCTAATGAGAGAGTTGCTACCATTTGAAAGGCAGATGCTTCTGGCAGAAGTTTACCACTATGCTTGGTATAACGAAGAAGCATATAAAGACCTATTAACTTTTATAGAGAAGTATCAAACAATTTTAGACAAACCTGTATTTTTAACCCAAATTAATAACAATGACACAACAACAACAAATCTTGAATCACTTGCTTTCGGGCAAGACCTTGACACCAATCCAGGCTCTAACTAAGTTTAATAGCCTGAGATTATCGGCAGTTATCTTTGAACTTAAACGAAAAGGATATAAGATACAGTCCAATTTAATTAACGTAGGTAACAAGAAACAACCTAAATTTGTAAGTAAATATTCACTAATTAAAAAGTAAAAAATGCAAGAGAAAAAATGGAGTGCAAGTGCTTGGAAAAACAGCACCGCAAAAGGAGAAGTAATTAATTTTACAATCAACGATGTTAAATATTCAATGTGGAAAAATGCTTACAAGACAGAAGATAAGCAGCCGGACTACAAAATTTACATTAATGATTTTAACCCTGAAAACAAAACTTATTCAAAACCAAAAGATGATACGGAAGGACTGCCGTTTTAATTATGCTAACTAGAAAAAGAGATATATCAATAAGACAGTTAAAGGAGCTTTATTATGCGCAACGCAACACACACTTGCAGCTTCATGAAATGATGCAGCAGTTAGGGTTGTTAGGCATAGAAGATAACGAGCCTCTTGGTTTAGACATTGGTGCAAGAACGATTGTCAAATTGGTAGACGAAGAGTTTGAGTGCGATGTTCTGGTAAAGGATAGGAGCTTAAAAACAACGTTCGGGCGCAAGGCTGCTGCTTATTTACTTAGAAGGTACACCAAGTTGAGCCTCAAAGAGATAAGCCAGTACACAGGAACAAGCGACCACACAACTGCTATCCATAACATAAAACAAGCGAATAACCTAATTGAAACTGAGGATTGGTTTAAAACAAAGCTAAAAAAACTTTGTATAAAATTAGAACTTAAAGAAATTTAGTGTATATTCGCAGCATAAATAAGACGCATAGACGAAGTACGAACCGACTATGTGTTTAGTGGTTAAATAATAATAGCCCTGATAGTTCGTACCTATCGGGGTTTATTTTTTTATGGCAAAACGATTTACAGACACGGAGAAATGGAAAAAACCTTTTATTCGTAAACTATCAGCACCTTACAAACTTTTATGGCTTTACATCTGTGATGACTGCGACCACGCAGGAATCTGGCAGGTAGATATTGATGTAGCCAGAATAAGAATAGGCGAGGATATTAACGAACAAGACGCGGTTAAATTTTTTGGAGACAAGCTGGTAAGGATTGATAACGGAAATAAATGGTATATACCTTCCTTTATCGATTTTCAATATCCAAGCGGACTTAACCCAGACAACAAAGCACACGGAGGAATCATCAAAATTTTACAAAAATACAATTTGTTAGATGATGAATTTAAGCCCCTTGTAAGCCCCTTATATGGTGCTATGGATATGGATAAGGAAATGGATATGGATAAGGATAAGGTAATGGTAAAGAAAAAACTTGCAGAAAATACAAATTCAAAATGTACTTTTGAAGAGGTTTACGAATATATGGCAATCCGGATAGGAACAGAACAGGCAAAGGTAGAAGCCGAAAAATTTGTAAATTACTACACAAGCAACGGGTGGAGAGTAGGTAAGAACCCTATGAAAAGTTGGCAACACGCAGTAAATAATTGGATAACAAACGCTAAACAATATGCAAAAGGAACTTCAAATAATCAACGAAAACTTGATAAGCACGAACT